CGTCAGTAATTAAATCTTCAAGGTCGTCATCTTCAGCCGTGGTGGCATCGTTGGTAAGAATTGAAGTCCCGAACTCGCAGGCCGCCAGCAAAACCTTTGAAGCTGTCCTGATATATCGCTTTGTTCCGGTGTATGCTTTTTTATAGTCGGTATTGTCATTTGCGGTCGTGACCTGGGTAAAAGCTCCACCAGTCCAGTCGGTAAATGTTATGTTGTCGTCCGACTCCTGAATTTTAGTGTCATTCGTTCCCGTGGCGCCGTTTGTGCCGCAATGTAGGATAACTTCTGCCTGCTTTCCGAGGACTTCAACGCCGGTTCCCAAGTGAGTGTAACCCGTGGTTATGGCGTGCGAACCGTAAGAAAGGCACTGCGTCAACGTCAGATTGCCGTCAAACGTGCCGGAATCCAGGCGCAGATGTTCTTTTAGTTCATTAAGTGTGACCGGCTCAAGTGTCGGGGCGGAGTAGAGTTGGGCGTTCATCCTCAATTGCTCTTAAAATTTATATAAATAGTTACCGTTGCGCTTCCAGTTGTGTTTCCGGTTACGGCAACAACAAGATTGTCATTCACCAGAATCGGAGACACAGGGATTAATTTTGTCGTTGTTGTTGTTGATAAAGATGCTCCGTTCCCGCCAAGCAAGTCAAAAGCGTTGGTCGAGTTCGCGGCATAATCAGCAGAGTCATATAGTTTAACAGTCAATCCGTTTGGAGCGGTGGAGTTTCCGGGATCAATTATCACCGATGCAATATTTTTCCCGGCGACATTTATCCCAGTAGATTTACTTACATCTATCGTGCAGGCTGGAAATGTCCCCGCTGATACATCACCAGTCCCGGCAATGCTAATTTTTTTTGATAGTCCTTGCTCAAGGTCAGTCGTGCTTGAGTGTGTTAATGTCCCAGCTGCAAACAACTGAGGCAAGCCAATTAAAAAACAAATCAAAAAATAAAAGATGAACTTTTTCATGTAATTGCTCCCTTTAAAAAGGGGTAAATTGGGGAGCGATTAAACGCTCCCTATAATTTATTAAGTTGTCGGAATTGCCAGAACGGTGATCGAACATCCGCCCGTCGCATCACCAACAGCCGCCGTGGAAGTCACAATAATTTTCTTTGTGGCTGTGTTAGTAAAGGCAAAAGCCAAGACAGTTCCCGCCGCTTCGGTGTCAAGGACGGTTCCGGCCATGCACTTTTCGATAGTGTCGTCTTCACCAATCTTAACCGTGGGGAGCGTGCCTGTGCCTATGTCATAGGTTTCATCAACGGTCACCAGAACAAGGCAAGCCCTGTCTTTCGTACCGTGTGCTGCCACAATGGTCGTAGTCGCCGCATCGGTTTTGGTGACTGAAACAGAACCACCCAAACCAGCGGTAAGTAAAGCCCCAACGCCAGCACCATTAGCCAGCATTGCATTGGTTACTTTACCTGCTCCAATGGACGTTGCGCCGCCCTTAGTCATGGTAACATCGCCGCTCATTGCATAAGCCGCTGCTGTCTCCCCTGCACCCTGACCAAGAACCATCGCGCCTTCGGCCGATATATCTAAGGCGGTCACATCGCCAGATGTTTTCGTGCCAACCAATACAGTACCAGCCGCAGCAGCAATCATGGTATTCTCGACTGCCTTCGCTTGGATTGTGGTCGCTCCGGTTTTATCCATCTTCACGTCACCGGAAAGGGCGGCGGCGACACAGGTTTCACCCGCACCTTGCCCAATAACAACGGCACCTTCCGCTGAATTATCCAATGCCGTTACGTCCCCACTTGTCTTTGTACCCACAAGAACCGTACCTGCTGCGGCGGCTATCATGGTGTTTTCTACGGCCTTTGCCTGAATGGTGATCGAGCCATCATTGGCAATCTTCGCATCTCCGCTCGTAGTCTTAGCCGCTGCGGTAGTACCGTTACCTATCAGGATTGCACCATCGGCTTTCATGTCGAGGGCTGCTGCTTTATTGGATGAACCAACAAAAATACTGCCTGTGGTAAGAGCAATATCAGCAGCAGCAAGTGAAGCGTCAGCAATCGTATTTGTTCCCAAAGACTCAAACGTACTTCCCGAAGGAAGTGAAAGTTTCCTATTTGTCCCATCCCACGTAGCGATGATATTTCCACTAACATCAAGAAAATTGAGATTTCCATCAACCCACTGAGTTTTTACGTTTGTTACTGGCATAACTTCCTCCATCCGTGCCTAAGCTTAAAAGGAGCGGTTCCCCTTATTTGTGGAGCGGAGCCGAAGCCCCGCTCCGGTTAGACTTTAGTCGTAAAAAACAGTTTCCGGTATCTCGCCTGCATACCTTGGCTCGCTCAATATGGCGAAGATCGCCACATGAGTCGCGGTATCACAATCAGCGATCTCAACCTGAACGCAATCGTAGCCGTCACCAAGATCAGCGGCATCAATCGGGATTACATACTGCTTGTTCGCTACAGCGGCAAGATCGAAGGTGTCGCTTGAGGCAGTCCGGGGCACCATAATGTCTTCATTTTTTTGGATTCCATTGGCAACCGCCGTTCTTCCAGACGAGGTGAAGGTGATTGTTTCATTATCGACGAAGGTCGTTCCGTTATATCCATAGGCAATCAGTTTGTTGCCCAAGTCCTTATAGACGACTCCAGCGCCACCACCCGCGCCCGTGAAAGCCGCTCCAGCCGACTCCACAACATCGTTGCTTGCCCCGTCATACTCAAGGACAAATCCAGTGCTCAGATACTTAGAAAAAGAGCAATCTTCCGACGCTGCCGCAACAGCGGAACTCTTATCGAGAGTTACGGCTGCGGCTTTGCCAATCGGACCAACTTGGATGACGATATCCGCGTGTCTGTAATTCTTCAGGCTTATAATGTCTGAAGAAATAGTGCTCGTCTGGTCAACCGTCGGGAAGGTCATTGGGACCACCACATAATCGTTATTGATTCTTTGCATCTTTTTACCTCCTTAAAGAATTCCGGGATAGTTCCCCTGATGTTATTGTTTTATTTCTGCCTACGCTCTGGTCGCCAACACGATGAATGGGCTTACCGTATTTGACCCTTTGTAAGGAGTTAAAGCGGAAGTCCATCTCGGCTGCCCATCGAAATAATAAATAAATCGATAGGTTTCCTGGTCATAGAGAAAATTCACATGGATGCTCATGGCCTCGTTAATGTCGCCCTTATTGGCCGAAATATACTGGCTCCAATCAGCAAGGATGATATCACCGACCGTTCCGAGGGTTTCACATTGTTCGATTGCAACTACCGGAGCGCCCTTAATCCTCATGAGGCCATCGGCGCCATAAGTGACAAACCGAGGCTCTAGCGCTGCCGTACCTGCGGGGATGGTTAATTCATCTAATTGAGGGTTCACATCCTGATTGATGAACCATACAGGATTTTTCCCCCTGAACCGCGCCCACATTTTTGAAAGATTTGTGGTGTTTATTGTTTTTGCAGCCTGCCCGGTTTCTTTGGAAACGCTCACGATACATCCAGCGCTTAGGATTCCGAGAGCTTCACCAGCACCCGATCCACGAATTGCAAGGTCCTGGCATTTGAAGGCAAACTCTTCGCCGAAGAGTTGTCGCATTTCCTGACCAAGAAAGGTTACATTGCGAATCATCTCGCCAGAAGCATTATAAAGCCCGGTGAGTTTCGACGGTTCAATGCGGATTTTGTTGAATTTGGTTTTACTCGCAGTGAATTCACCCAATTCTTTATTGGTGTAAACCCTTACACCACCACCACGAGAACCGTTGACGCGGGAAGTTTCGTCGATGCCATTAATTTCAACGAACTGCGAACCGGCGCCGAGAGTTCTGGAAGCAGTCTTGGGCAGAATTTCAGAATTGTTAAATCCGTTGGTCATAAGTTCGGTAGCGGTCTCGCCCTGCAGGAACATCCCGCCATCAGAGGGGACACCAACGGTGAAACCGCCGGTAGCCGCCGCGCGCCCTTCCTTTTTGGCTTTTTCCGCCAGTTTTGATTGATTCCGATTTTCGGTTTGTTCAAGTCTGGACCGCGCTTCTTTCACTTCGTTGCCACTGAACATATCCGGCCTTGACATCATGCGGATATCAAGAAGCTGCTGACCGAGCATAGAGGCCGGAGATCCCCGATATATCGGCTGGTCAGCAACAGTAATAGCGCCTTCACCCTCGATAGTTAAAGCCTGGCCGCCGTTATCACCGTAAAGGCTTTTGCGAAGTTCTTCTTCGGCCTTAAAATCATCCCATTCTCTTTGCGCGGCTTCAATTTCAGCTTTCAGGCTTGCGCGTTCCTGAAGTTCCTCTGCGGTTAATGAACGACTTTCCGCTTCTGCTTTTTTGCGGATTTCCTCCATTTTTTTGAAGGCCGTGTCCATTCGTTTTTGATATTTATTCATGTTTTGTACCTCCTAAAGTCCTATTGTTTTTTTAAAAAGTTCGTCTTCTTCTGCTAAAAGCCCCAGCGTGATCGAGGGATCATCTGTGCTTGCATCGCCATTCGAGGGAACGGCGGTTTTTTTACGTTCTTCCATTTTCCTGAGTGCGACAGTTGTGTCGTTAAAGGCCGCGAAAACAACAGGTGATACGTCAAAAATTTCCTCAACCTCAATAATGGTTCTCTTGATCTGGTCTTTGCTTGAATAGTCCCATTCATCAACCGCAACCGTGAATCCATAAGAAGACTCTTTAACGTCTCCACGGTCTATAGAGGTCATCAAATCCCTGGCCTGCTGCGTGTCCGGCGGGGTGATCTCGTAATAAAGACCGGCATCATCCTCACGGAGCATCAAAGTTCCGGCGCTTTGTCGCCCAAGAGGTAAGGTATCGGTGTCATGATTGAAGAGTGCCCTGGCATCAGATTTTGCAATCGCCTTTTTAAATGCCCCAGCCCGGACGTACTCAATAAACCCCATGTCTTCAGACGGCTTATCGAAAACAGCGGCATAACCGACTATTTTCCTGAGTTTGCCATCATCGGACGTGATCGCGCGGGTTTCACTTGCTTTTCTTGTTTCTTTCATCGCCTTTTACCTCTTTGCGTGTCTCATATTTCTTCTTTGGGACTGCTTTTTCGTAGTTTTTCTTCATTTCCTAACCCCTATTAATGCCTCTAAATGCTTGATATAGGCATCGGCGAGGCTCTTCGTTTGCGTGTCAGCTATAGAAGTGGCTTCGCGTTCCATCCAGTCACCACCATTGGAAGTAAGATTTTGCGAAGTTTCAACGTAATCACAGGCAAAATTAGAGCAAAAAACATCAATAAAACGCTGAGTTTCAGCCTTAAAATCGTCATATTTCAGCCCGTTTAGCTCACTTTCCATGCCTGTAAGCGACTCCGCGAAGCTCAAAAAGACCGGAAAGACCTGCTTTTTGATGTAATCAGGAAAATCACGGTAAAATTCACTGAGCGCACCATTGTTTCCCTGATTTTTTAGAATCCAGTTGACTCGTTGTGATTCCTTCCGAGTTACCCGACCAATAGCATCGGAGATTAAGCGGATATAGGCATTCTCAAGCCGCTTCCGATATATATCCCTGTTTTTTTCTTCAGTTGGTTGCTGTGCTGGCTCTGATGCTGGTTCCGGTGTCTTCCCCGCCTCACTTGCCGGTATCATATTCAACGGAACAAGATAAATTTTTCCTTGACCATCAGGCATGGGGTTCATATTCTCGATCTCTCTGATCTCATCGGCATTAAGCCAGCCATTATTACGTCCGATAGCATGGGCCTCGTAGCGGCTTTTCATGTCACCGCGGAGGAGTCCTTCGACGTTGTGTTCAAAGAAATATTCACCCTGTTCTGAAGGGTCTAAAAGTGTGTTGTAGGCCTGCTCAAGGCGCACAAGCCACGCTCTTAGGGTGTGTTTGTGATAATCAAGGTCAAACTGTTCCGCGCTCGCATAGGTCGAAGCCTTGTCATACTCTCCGTACATCTGCGGGGGCAGGCGATAAATTCGAGTGCCAATTTCAATGTTTGAATATTTTTTGCTTTCCAAGAATTGCGCGTCTTTATTTTCAATCCCTATTTTTTCAATCTTCATTCCATCTTCCAGAAGCATCAGCCGGTGAGACTTACCGAGTCCGCTGTGAGCATCAGCAAGTGAAGTTTTTAAATTTGAATGCGCCGTGGCATCTAATTTGCCCGGATGAGAAACAATAACGCCCGGATGAGTCCCCTGCCCGAAATAAAGCTCCCCATATTCTTCAAGAGACTTTCCAAGGCCAATCGCTTCCCGGAGCATTCCAATCGGTGAGTAGCCCACTAAACCGTTGAACCCAAGGCCAGGAGTATGCAAGATGTTTCGTTTGGGTAGTACGACTGGATCACTTATTGCTGCTGCGCTCGTGCGGTCAAAATTGATTTTGTATTCGATTTGTTTCGAAGAGTTGCGCCGCACTGTTACACGGTTAGGGGTAATAGGCCATAGAGCTTCGATTTGATTTTTCCCTATGCGCCCGCTTCCAAATTGTTTTTCTGCATAGCCATTGCCCCAGGAAACAAGATGTGCGGCATAGACTTCACGGAAAGTTAGCGCGGTCATTTCCGGATTCGGGCGATCATGAAGAAGCGAATAAAGAGGATGATTTATGGCTCTTTCTTTTCCGCCGGTTGACAATCGACGGTAAAGGTGCAGGGGCAAGCTGGCGGTGTCCTCTGAAAGGATTCTCACGCAAGCCCAAACAACGGCGAGTTGCATGGCATTAAATTCAGAGACAGCGGAGCCGGATTTTGTTTTGGCGCCTACTCCGCCATAAAATGAACCTCCAGGATAATACCAATGGTCGCTTATTGCCCCCATTGCCATCCGTTTTTCGAGTGCTCCGATTATACTCATGGTTTAACCCTTCTGGTCAACCACCCAAGCCCCAAGAGCATCAGGAGCAATCCGCAAACCACAAACGCAAGCCACGGCCATTGAATATGAAGGCCATAGCCAAGCATAGCCAACCCGCCAAAAACAAAACAGTCTCTAATGTCGATTGCGCTTTTAACCGATCCGACAAGAGATGAAAAAAAAGAAATCAAAAATTGTTTTGTCTTGTTAAAAACTTTGATGCTCTAAACCTCAATTAATGATGAGCAAATGTTGATTTCCTAAAGCTCCCATGCCCCAGCGGCGACCAATCTCCAGGCGGAATATTCTTCGATTGAGTGGTCAACCCGTGATAGTCTTTCCGAAACGTTGGCG